ATTGTATCTACCATGGGACTCACCAAACCACTCGTGTTGAATTGCTTTAGCTATCTTCAAGCCATAGTCATAGCTCATTTTTTCTACGTCACTAACTACTTGACTAGGGAAATATCTATTTATAACTGATTCAGCCATCTTTAATTTTTAATTATTTTACTCATATTACCTCCTTGATTATATTTAGAAAAATTAATGCCTACTGGTTGTTTTTCTATTGTAGCGTTTGGAGCATACAAATGCCTGTTACAAGCCATTATGGCTAACCCAGAACTAATTGAAGCATCAAACTTTGTTCTTTTATTTATATCAAATCTACTCCAATCATTTAAAAGATCATTGAAGTACAAATCACCATATCCTCCTTCTTGCTGTAACCCGACGTGATTTTGAATGTACATCTCAATAGCGGCAGCGTGGGCTTGTTTTATGTCTTCACTTGAATTAGGTATTCCACCTACTTCTTTTTCAGCTACAGATAATTTATTCCATATCTTATCAGGTCTATTCATACTAAACCCTCTATACCCTCTTCTCCTTAAATAATACAGAAGACGTGGTTTATTGTTTTCTGCTAGTATTGGCATACCGTAAAACACTATAGCCATAAGCATATCTTCAAAAAACATTTCTGCTGTTGGTGGTCTAGATAAGTATTCTAAAAAGAAACTATTAGCTGGAGCTTGATCCATACTAAATTTAGTTAAACCGTGTAAAGCTCCTTTGGAACCTTTACCATCAACAGTTCCTGATATATCATATGAATCACAACCAAAAGCGCCTATGTGTTCGTTTGAAGGGTATTTAATACCATTCTTAAGATAACTTCTATTCTGCATGTTAGTAGGTGGTACCCAGCTGACCTTGAACCTACCCTTGGCATCTGGGTAAAATATAACTCTTGAATCTTTAATACCATTTTCCCATTGAAAATTACCTTTAGTAACACCCAGTGTTCTAACCATCTCTTCATTGTAATCTATCTGCTCGTATATCTTAACGAGGTTAAAAATAGAATTCTTAGACTCATCTCTAAATGCGTGTTCTGTTGTTCTTGGAAACTGGCGGTAGAATTCGTTTAATCCATCGTGATCTGATTTTAGACCATCAACTTCATTCTGCCAGTTATCTATTACGCCTACATCTATTAATTCACCGTCTGGTGCGAATCTATCGATATCAGGAGTAGTGAAAACTGGAACTCCGTACTCATCAATAAATCCTTCGTAGTTCCATTCCATTGGGATAAACAAAGAGTATAAGCCAGACTTTGTCTGACCGTTTCTATTTCTTGTTGTAACGTCTGAGGCATTGTATAGTTTTTTAAAGTTTTCACCTCCTTTGTCTAAAGCATTTGATGTTGATCCCATCATACACTTACCGATGATTCTAGATCCCAATCTTAAACAAGTTTTTGTAACTCTCCAGTTATTAAGGATATTTTCAGGTCTCTCCCATTTACCAGCCTCATCATGTACTAGTAAAGCTAGTTTTTCACCATCATAACTATTGTCTCCTGTATTCTTCCAGTCAATCGTTGTGTCAAGGCCTTCTAAGTCTTCTATCTGTTCATTTGCTGTTATCTTCTTTCTGGTAAACCTCGTAGACGGAACTCTATATGCTAGCTCTGTTTTCGGGCGATCCATACCATCTTGTATCGGTTTGAAGAAGAACGGATAATTTATACTAATCGGTACAATTTTATCGGTAAACATCTTCTTGGCATCTGCACCCGTTTTAGATAACACCCCAAATCTACTATCACCTGCAAGAGTGGCTAAGTTAACGGTTTCAGCTGATGACATGAAAGAAAATCCAGATCGTCTATTTTTAAGGTAGCACATACCGTAACATCTTTTATCTGCCTTACAAGCTTCCCAGAATATAAAAAATAATCTATTTGCCTCTCTGAAGTCTGGCGCTCCAACATCAATCTTACTCCACTGTAAGTACATATACTGAGTACCTGGCATCCAAGTGGCTTTACCGTTATTGCTAAACCAAAACCCCTCTTCTCTTCTTCTAAACTCTTCGTCTATATAATCATACCATTTTTCCTTTTGATCTTCTGGGTATGCTCGCCAGTCAAAGATGTTCTTTAAGCGCTCTAATTCTTTAGGTTGAGTAAATCTAACCCATTTATCTTTTGAGTTCTTGTATACTTCCTTAGGCACCTTAGGTAGAGCGATGACCAGGTTCTGTATTTCTATGATCTCTCCTATCTGGCCGTTGCGAGAAAGGACTATTAAGTCCTGTTCTTTATTGTAACCGTACTTCCACTTCTTACCCTTGTTCATTCTGGATATAGTGGTTTTTTTTATAGGCTCAACCGTCTTAACTAAACTTTGCTCGTACATTACTTAGATCTACCTTCTGCGAATCCTTTAAAAGCTTTTTCCTTTGTCTCTTCAGGTGTTTTACCCTCAAGCAAGTTTTCTTCTTCTTCAATTCTGTTAAGTATCTCAAATGCGTCAAATATAGCTAGTTTTTTAGAGGCTGCGGCATTCTTTAGTTTATCAGCTGTTAGGTCATCTTCGGAATCAGTGACAATAGCTTCTTTTGCTACCTTAATTAACTCTTCAACTGCCTTGTGCCCAGCTTGGATTATACTTTTCTTCGTTTCCTTGATGTTCATATTTGATTGTAATAAAATTAGATTTAACTCGATATAGTCTTTCGCCATCAACGATAAACTCGTATTCACTACTTGGTCTAAAGCCAACTAGATCGTTTACTTCTACTGTACCATCAGAAAACTTGACAATACCTTGCAAAGGTTTTTCAGATTCAATGTTGAATTGATCCACTGCTTTCAAGGGCATTACAAAACAATATCCTTTAGGACAAATCCACTCACCATCTCTTTTATACAAAAAGATTTGATCTGGCGCTATAAAGTATGTTGTTTCATTGAAATAGCTTCTGCTGTTTCTTTCGTTACCGTGTTGATCATTCCACCTTCTAAAAACATTATGGTGTACCAATATGGTATCTCCAGCTCTTATACCAGCGTGGCCAACTAGTGGTGTGGCGGTTACCGTGGCTTCTCTGTTAACAAACTGATGGTTGAAAATATCAGTGTTTAAAATAAGCTCTCCACCATCTAGCTTCTTAGTGTTGTTGTATCTTTCTCCTTTTGGCGTTACAACAAAGTCGTGAACGCTTTTCATTGTAAGTGTATTTTACGCAGCGTGTGATCCCTGTAGTTAATCAGTATTTCTTCACCTTTGTTTATATATTTTTCAGAAATCATAACAACATCTCCATTAGCCATGTAGTAGAACATAGCATTAGCGTTGTCTGAGTGGTTAGTGTATCGACCTAGAAATGTTTTATTAACCTCGTCTATACTACCAAGCCCTATAATGCTACCTACAACCATGCTGTTTGTCGCAAAAATACCCTCACCATGTATTTTAGAATTATTTTTGTAGTATTTAGTTGTTTTTACGTTTATAACGTTTAAGCTTTCAACCACAACATCCATTTGATCTTGAGTTGTCTCAAGGTCAAGCAGCATTTTTTTATAACCCAGCATTAGTACTGCAAATTGTACTCTACAGATACAGCCATATTTTTATTAAAATCTTTCCACGGTAAAACATCTTTACCTTTTTTAATATAAACAGAGAACTTATCTTCCTCCTCTATGATATCGCATATAGTATGACCACCATACACTTCTTGCCCCACGGCATAGTGCATAGCGTCATTCTTATAGTCTTTACCTATAGATATTTTACGAATCAGCTTTGACATCTTTCTCGTAATTTATAGTGCCATCTTTAATGTTAACGTCGTCAGTGCCGTATTCTTTTTTAAGCTCTTCTTGTAAAAGAGTTAGCTCATCGTTTATACCAGCTATATAATGTAAAGCTTGATGTTTACGAGACTCTAATTGACCAATATCCATTTGAGCTTGGTTTATTCTATTAACAACGCTCTGTACTTTGTCTAGTTGTTCTTTGGAAATGCTTTCAGGTTTAACACCTTTGAGCTCTTTAATTTTTGCGTTTGTTCCTTTTGTTGCCATAATTTAATTTAATTTAATTGTTGTTTTTTTGTTTAATGTTCGAAGTGAAAAGTTAATACTAATGGGTGCTTGAGGTATACCGAATCCGCGTGGGTTAACACGCCTGTTGGTATAGCTTCTGTCATTGTTATGGTGTTTGCGTCGTCAACACTTTTAATTGTACCAATAACAGCATCGTCTTGTGCTATTAGCTCGTCTCCTGCTCTAAAGTGCTCTTGCGCGTCCATATCCGTACCAGCAACAACTAGTTGATCACCTGGAGATACAGTTGCAATGTTAGCGTCATTAATAGTAAACGTAGACTCCCAACTAATTGCTTCATTCGCCGCGGCAGCTACAAAAAACTTATCATATCCAACTGAAGATGCTTTTACATCTGAGTGTGCGTTTAATACAATATCTCGTTTGTTTTTGTGAGATGTAAATAACGCATACATCCTACCATTGGTTGCAGCTGCTGAGTAGTCAGCATCCTCTACTTCTTGAGTACCTAATATGTTGTCTGGAAATGTTTCGTAACCTAGAATTGCATTTTCAGCACCAAAGCTACCAGCGGTTGCTTTGTTAGCAAAGATCAAAGAAAAGTCTCTTTGAACAATAGTTTGAGTGGCATCTAATTTACTTTTAAAGTAACCAGAAACACTCATTAACCTAGCTCCACCAGAAGGTATTTCTATTTCAACCCAATCAAACAGTAAGTCGTCAATAGCATACTCTACGTGTTGAGACGCTCCGGTTATAGGTATTTTTTTTGTTATTGTAAAATATTTGCTCATTGTTTTATTTTTTTACTTTTTCTATTGATCTACCGCCAAAGTAGGCACCGATCACTGTTATTAATACTAATTGTAATAAGTCAACCCATGAGGCTTTAACCTCAAATGCTATAACACCAGCATCAATAAAAACTAACAGTATCGTAGATACTACTAGGAATATTAAAACTAGTGGTCTTATATTTTTACTAAGCCATGAATCGGATTGCATATCCATCTTCCAACGCTCTGTTACTTGTTTTTGCATTTCTGCTTCATAACCCATTACTAGGTCTTTGATCTTTGCTTCTGCTGCTAACTTCTCTTCTTTAGACGTATGCAAGTTATCTATAACTCCACCCACGCTCTCCACAAGTTTAGCTGCTCCACCTGATAATAATTTAGTTAATATACTCATTAGTATCCTTTTTCGTCTTCTGATTTTTCTAACGCTTTCTCCGCTTTACTTCTTTGTTTGCTACCCTTAGGCGTTGCAGGGTATGATGACTTTGGGTGTGGACGATCATCGTCATTCTTTTCTAAATCACTGTGTTTTTTGTAATTTTTACTTTTATTGATCTGCATTTCCACGTGGCCATCAAAGTTATTGTCTTTAGCGTTGGACATGTTTTCTATAGTCTGCTCTTCTTTCTCATTATAAGTAGACTTTTTTTTCTGAGCCTTAACCGTTGGGTTAGGTTTTTTCTCTAAAAAGTGTGGAGTTGTATTTTCTTTTTGTTTAGTTGGTGAAGCTTTAAAAGGAAAACCTCCTTTTGTATATTTCATTCCGTATCCCATAATTGATTTTTTAGTGTTGTTCCCAAGGAAACTCAGTACTACCTTCTGGTAACCACTGTCCTTCGAAGTTAATCATTCCTTTTTCTCTTGGGTGTTCTTGCCCCATCCAAGTGATAGTATCATCCGTATAAGATAACTTACCGGTTTTCATATCTACTATGTGTGTCATTTCGTGCATTAAGATCTTTCTCTCTTCAGCACTTCCTGGTTCTATTTTATCACTTATAAATATAGTGCCATCAGCGTTAGCCTCGGCTTTAACGCCTTTAGCTAAGTCGCTTTTTCTAATAACAGGTACTCCAGGTACAGAAGCATCTTCTTTGTTGAAAACGTTTTTAGGTTTTCTACCTGAACTCCTTGATTCTTTTCCTAGTTTAAATGCCATTATATTTTGTCTACTGAGCTTTGGTTATTAGATTTATTTTTTCCGCCACCTTTCTCCACCTTTTTGTCTGCGGGTAACTTAGAAGCTTCAGCTTCAAGATCAGCTGTTGCTTGAGCTGTAAGTTGATTTGTTCTCTTAGTATTAGCTATATCTTTTTCGTTTTGAATATCTTGATCTTTTCTAGCTGTAATCTTATCTGCTTTAGCTACTTTTCTATCTGCTTGACCTTGTATAACGCTAGACATAGACTTGTCTTTATCTCCAATGTTAGAGACTATTTCGCCCATATCTCTCATGCCTTGTGCAAACTTTTCTTTTTTTGCCGCTTTCTCAGCTGCCGATAATTCCGGCTTAGGCTTACTAGGTTCACTAGCGTCATTTTTAAATGCTTTAGTTTTTACCTCGCCTTTCTTATCTGTTGTTTTTGTTGATAAATGGGATTTATCTGTATTTTTATCAGTTCCTTTATAATTCTTAGATCCAGGTTTATTTGTATTAGCCTGCGCCTTTGTAGTATCAACGGTTGTAACTTTAGGCGTTTGTTTTGCCATTTCATCGGCTTGTTTGCTACCACCGCCAAATGCACCTAGCATACCCATCAAACCTTGTTTAGCCGGCGAGCTACCCATCATTTTAAATGGAGCCTTAGCTTTATTCCCTGATCTTAATTGAAATCCTTTTGATTTTTGAAAGTTTGGCATAATTATCTGTCTTTATCTTTTATCATATCATCTATAGATTTATTAAAAACCTTGTCAGTATATGTTTTATTATTATAGAAAACACTTCTCTCGGAAGTAGGTAAATCTTCTTCACCCAGTAGAACTCTATATATTCTACTTATTACTTGTGAACATTTGAACGATGTCTTAAATACAGAGTACTTTATAGTAGTTCTGTTTCTGTGTCGCCACGTTTCTATCCACCCTTCTCTTTTTAATCTCTCCCAACGGTTCT